CAGAAGATTGTATCTTCTACGAAAACGATGAGCCAGTAGGATTCTATATTAAGGAAATGCCAGAGTATATGTGTAAATTGGCAGATATAGCTAATGCAGAAGTTCGAAGCGATAGAGTGCCAAAAAATTTAAATGCAAGAATGCCAACTGATGGAAAAGATGAAGCTACAGGAAAATATAAGTATAAGAATGTTGTAGCTCAATACTCAGCTATTATAGGGGGTGTACCTCCAAAAGCTCACATGAAAAGACCATATCCAAGTATGAGTTCAGTTCACTTAGTACCCTCAGCTCAAACTTTTATTAGAGCTATGCTATTACTTGCTAATGAGTCTGAAAAGCTTATAAAAGAAATACTACCTACCCAGTGGGAAAAACAAACAGAGTTATTTAAGAGTGTCCCAAAGAAATGGAAGTTTGGTAATCTTTGGACAAGCTCAATTACTAACTGTAATATCTCTGCAGACTTTCACAGAGATAATGCTAATATAAAGGGAGCTTCAAATGTTATCATAACTAAAAGAAATAATGCCACAGGAGGTAATTTACATATCCCAGATTATAATGCAACTATGGATAGTGCTAATAATTCTATACTAGTGTATCCGGCTTGGAAGAATATGCACGGAGTTACACCTATAGTCCCAACTTATGAAGGAGGTTATAGAAACTCACTCGTATTTTATCCTTTATCAGCTTTTAGGAAGAAATAACTATACAACTAACTTACAACGATTATGGGATATAAAAAAATTCAACCTAGATGGAAAAAAGGAGAAAGCGGAAATAAAAACGGTAGACCACGAAAGCTAGTCACTGAAACTATATTACAATTACAAGCTTTAGGGATAAAAGAAGTGACGGCTCAAGAAGTCAAGGCTGTATATATGTCTTTGATTAATGCCACTATAAAAGAATTAGAGACTTTAGGAAAAGATAAAACCCAACCGGCTATAGTTAGAATTGTTATATCTCAAATACTAAGTAAGAAAGGTTATGATATAATAGAAAGGATGTTAGATAGGAGTATAGGGAAAGCACAGATGAACATAGACCACACAACTCAAGGAGACAAAATTATCTCAGAGTTGAACATAAACATAATTGATGGTACAAATGGATATCAATCTACTGAAACCCTACAAGAAACTAATAACTAATAATACAAGATATTATTTGTTATATGGCGGAAGAGCCGGAGGTAGAAGCTATGCCGGTAGTCAAAAAGCTATTATAGACACAATTACAAGACCTTATAGCCGTATAGCTATTATGAGGCTTATAGCCGGAGATATCCGTTCAAGTATTTGGCAAGATGTAAAAGACAGATTAGAGGAGTATGGATTGCCAGAACCTACTGCTGATAGGGATATGAAATACAATTATAAAAATAATTCTATTGATTCAAAAGGATTTAAGCAGTCCTCAGGACAAAATAAAGCTAAATTAAAATCTTTAGCTGGTTATACTACAATTATTATTGAGGAGGCTGATGAGATCACAGAAGAAGATTTTGATAACCTAGATACTTCTATTAGAACTACAAAAGCTAAGAACAATATTATATTATTGTTCAATATGCCAGATAAAAATCATTGGATTATAAGACGATGGTTTAACTTGCAAGACTCAGAGATTGAAGACTTCTATATCCCAGTGCCTAAAAATAGACCAGACACAACTTATATTGAAGCTAGTTATAAAGATAATATAGTCAATTTATCTAAAGAGTCAGTAGATACAATGGAGTCTTTTATTCACAGGAGACCAGATTATTATTACAATATGATTAAAGGTTATGTGCCGTCTGGTAAAAGAGGTAGAATATTTAAGAATTGGCACCCTATTACAAATGAAGAATTTGAGCAACTACCTTATTCATCAAGCTATGGATTAGATTTTGGATATTCAAATGACCCTACTGCTTTAGTTGAGATCAAAAAACATAATAATAAACTATATCTAAAAGAACTTATTTATGAGAGGGGCTTATTGAATTCTCATATAGCCGAAAGGATGAGAACTTTAGGAGTAAACGGAACTATAATAGCAGATAGTGCAGAGCCTAAATCTATTGAAGAAATAAGGCAATATGGATTTGATATTATGGGAGCAGATAAATCTAAGGGCTCAGTTTCTTTTGGGATCGGAGCTTTACAAGAAATAGAAGTATACTATACAGAGGATAGTTTGAATTTAGCAAATGAATTACAAAACTATGTCTATAAACTAGATAAAAATAAAGAGCCTACAAATGAACCTATAGATGATTATAATCATATTATGGATGCTATAAGATATGGAGCTATAACTAAAAAAATAGAATTTGTAATACTATGAATTTATTAGAAGCCATAGAGGCTATAGAACAAAACCCAGAACTAAAAGACAAATTTATAAATAGATGTATTGAGGAATTTGGAATATCAATTGAGACCACTCAAAAGAAAATATGGAAACACGAGTTCCTCCTAGAAGAAGATGATTGGGCTATAATGACTGTAGAGCCTACAAGAGAAATAGAAGATGTCCACGAGGAAATAATTCGCTCAACGGGATTAAAAGAGTATAATGATATTAGAATAGCTCAAGATATTATTAATGAGAAACCTTTTGAAAAAATATCAGCAGAATACAATATTAACCTAAAGTATATAAGAACTATTAAGAAGAAAATATATGAAGCCATTAAAACAAGAGAAGATTAAAATACAGAAATTTAAAGCAGTAGTCTTAGATACTTTTGAAGAATCAGAAAATAAGACTCAAGGATTAATTAAAAAGTGGAAAAATTCGGATTTAATATTTATATATGAAAGCCACGCTATAGTTTATGCCTTAGTCAATAAAATTGTAAACAGAATAGCTAATGGAGGCTATGAGTGGAAAAAAGACGGTAAACAAATAAAAGATGTAAACACAGAGGCTATTGAAAAAATATTCTCTGGAACTAGTGGGAATTCATCTACATTATTACAGATTAGAGAAATGGTAAGGAATTTATTGATTGTAGGAGATACATATGTTGAAAAGATAGCTTTTAACCCTAGAGTAGTCAAACTAGATACAGTGTCCCCAAAATATATGAGAAAGAAAGTATCTGCTACAGGGGAGCTGTTAGAATATATACAGTACAGGAACGGAAGAGTATTGACCAGATGGGCACCAGAAGAAATGTATAATGAATCATTGAATAACTCAGATGTCTATGGAGTGGGAAGAGTTGAGGCTATAATGAGAGAAATTCAAGCAGATTTAGGAGCTATTGTATTCAATACTAAATTCTTTGAGAACTCTGCTACACCGGCTACAATTATAAAGCTAAAAGATGAGATTGCTCATAAATCTAAAGAAGAAAAAGAAGAATATAAGAAGCAATTATTATCACAATATCAAGGGGCTTTAAATAGTGGGAAACCTATGATAAATAACATTATAGAAGATGTTATAACTATTGATAGGGATTTAGATAAAATGCAATTCACAAAAAGCAGGGATAAGTTTATAGAGAAGGCTTGTTCGGCTTTTGATATGTCTAAGTCTATGATAGGTATTACAGACTCTGCTAATGAAGCAACCGCCTCAAACACTATGCAGAAGGAGTTTTATCTTAATGCCGTAAGACCTTATGAGCAAACTATAGAAAGATTTGTCAATGATGAGATATTGGCAGATTTAGGATTTGAGGGATATGAGCTACATATATTAGAGCAAAAATTTGTAGATGAAACTCAAAAAGTAGATAGCATTATAAAGCAAAGAGATGCCGGATTAATTAGCACAAATCAAGCCAGAAATATGTTAGGATTAGATAGTATAGAAGAAGATTGGGCAGATGAATTGCAAGTTCGCACTGGAACGGGATTTATATCCTTAGCACCTCAAGATTTAATGGACAGTCCTAGTTTAGATGTAGCTAATAATATGCCAGATGAAATAGAGGCTCAAAAGTCTGTATTTAAAAGAATAAAAGATTTATTTAACACTAATGAAAGTAAAGAATAAAAGGAGAGGTAAATTCATAACTGAATTAGAACTCAAGACTACTAATAAGATTACAAAATCATTTAACAAAATGATTGCTAGTTTTAAGGGAGTGACTAAATTAGCTTTTGGTAAAAGTAATGGAGGTAGTCCTATAGATATGCTTGTAGATATTGGTTTTGAAGAGATAACTCAAACCTTAGAGGGAGCTACTATTACAACATATGCCTATGCCTACCAAAATGTAGCTAATACCCTTGTATTTGATATAAACCTAGATAGAGTCAACAAACAGGCTTTAAGAGAGATTGAAAAGAGAAAAGAGTTTGTTCAAGGGATGAAGAAATATACTAAATTAAAATTATACTCATCTTTAGAGGGAGCTTTGAAAGGAGATATAACCTATGAGGGATATCTAAAAGAAGCAGAAGATATATTTGTATTAAGTAAAAGTAGAGCAAGAAAAATAGCTGTAAATGAAATAGGGAGTGTATATGCTGAATCAACTGCTAATGCCGTGAGAGACTTCCAGATTCAAACAGGGGCTGTAATAAAAAAGAGATGGAGCTCAGTCGCAGATGGACGAGTTACTCAAGGCTGTAAACATAATGAGAGTTTAGGATATGTACCTCAAGACTTTATATATCCAGATACAGACGGATTAGGCGGAGGGGATGTGCCACCTAGATTTGTCGGATGTAGATGTGCTTTAGATTATGATGTACAAGATTAATTAGTATAATAAAAATATAACAACCTAAAATTATGAATCAATTACAGTCTCAATTTAACTTTAACTTACAATTTAAGAAAGCCGTTGGAACAGTCAACAGAGAGATAGAAGGATATGCTTCAACTAGTTCTGAAGACAGGGATGGTGAATACTTCCCTAAGGAACTATTACAAAAAGCCTCAGAGGAGTATATTAAAATGGGAACTTTGTTATTTGACCACGGGAACGACTCAGTTTATGGCAGGAGAACTATAGGAAAACTATTTGAGGCTAGTGTAGATGAGCAAGGTAGGATGTATGTAAAAGGGAGAATATCTGATGATTATATTTGGGAAAAGATTGAATTAGGAGAATTAAAAGCCTTCTCAATAGGAGGTAGAGCTAGTTGGGAGCCAAGAAAAGTAGGAGGAAAAATGATTGGAGTAGCTACTAGTTTAGAGATATATGAAGTCTCTATAGTCTCTGTACCAGCTAACCCAGAAGCCTTATTCTCTATAGCTAAATCATTTGAATTAAGTTATAAAGAAGCAACTGATAACTTAGACACTGAAAAAGTGTATAATAAAGATATAGTAATTAACAATAACTCTATGGAGGAAATGATGAAAAATCTACACGAGAAAATAGACAACTTATTGACCGGAGATAAAGAGAAAGTAGAACTCAAAAAGTCAATTGAGACTTTAGAGGCAAGTAATGTAGAACTTCAAGCTAAAGTTGAAGAGCTAACAAAAAGTTTAGATGACAAACAAGCAGAACTAGATTCTGAAAAAGATAATCTAAAAGTGCTAGAAGAAACTGTAAAAAGCTTTGACACAAAATTAGAAACTGTAATTAGCACCCAAAAGAAAGCTAAGACAGATAAAGAGATTGAGAAAAGCACTAAAAATGAAGATGAGAAAGTAGAAGATATAGGCAAGGAAGCAGATAAAATCTACAATGCTATATTCAAGAGATAATTAATAATAAGATAAGAACAACTATATGAGTTTAAAATTCACTTACAATTCAAAAGGAGATGTACTACAAAAAGGAGCTATTGAAGCTAAAGATGCTTATACAAGAGAGGTATTAGGAAAATTGAACAATGCTTTGATAAAAAATGCATCTGTACGAGCTGAAGCTTTAGATATGTACAAGGCTTTAGATACACAGACCGCCTCAGAAGGAGGAAACTTGATTGATAGAATTCTATTTAGAGGAGTATTAGAAAGAGTAAGGCAATTCGGAACAGTCGCACCTTTGTTTAGAGATTTACAAATGCCAACCGCTATTTATGAACTACCTATTGAATTAGCAGATGCTATTGTATACCTAACCCCAGAAAATACAACTGTAGCTAATCAGGTTGCATATAGCTCAACTAACCCTACATTTAGCAAATCTACTTTGACTGCTAAAAAAATTACTGGTATGACTCATCTATCAGGAGAGATTGAAGAAGATTCTGTTATAGATATTATCTCATATGTAGTAGATAATCACTCTAAGGCTATTGCACTTGCACTTGACCAAGGAATTTTAGATGGAGATGCTGATGGAAGTCATCAGGACGGTATTACAAACTCAAGAGATGTAAGAACTGCTTTTGACGGATTAAGAAAAATGGCATTAGGAATTGGTGCTTTAAGCATTGACGGAACCGGAGTTGCAGTTACGGTTGCTAAGATTATGGAAGCTAAAGCTGCTATGGGAAAATATGCTCAAGGAATTGAAGCAGATAACCTAGCTATAATCTGTTCTGGACGAACCTACAGTCAGTTAGAGGGATTAGCATATGCTACAAACAATAACAATATGCAGATATTCGGATTCACTAATGGAAAATTAAGTTCATTATTCGGAGCTCCTATTATTGCTAATGAGCTTGTTAGAAATGACTTAGCTTCAACTGGACTATTCACTGGATCTGGAGCATTTTCTTACCTATTGCTTGTTAATACTTCAAGATTTATCACTGGAACCAGAGCTTCTATTAGCTTTGAGAGTGATAGAGAGCCACGATTTGACCAGACTCAACTATATTCAAGATTGAGAAAAGGATTTACTTCAATTGGAGCTCCTTCTGCTACTGAAACTTCACTTGCTATTATTAGAAATATCTCAGCCTAGTCTAAGATTTATCACCAGCCTCCTATGGAGGTTGGGATAAGTTTTTGAAAAAATATGTATACTGCATACCAAGATATACGAAATAGATTTCCAGACATTGTATTAGATGTTAATTTAGTCAATACATACATTGCAGAGGCTCAAGATTGGATTAATAGTTATACTGGAACTAGTTTTGCTCCCACTATATCTTCGGCTACTCCTAAGATCTATTCAACCAAACCTTTATCTACTAGAATAGTTATAGATTATACTTATGAGGTTGAAACAGTAGAGTTTTTAACAGCCAGAACTCAGCAAGGAGATAATTGGCAAGTTATAGACCCCACTTCATATAGGGTTACCCCAGAAAACACAACTCCTAAAATGGCAATTGAATTTATAGATAGTTTGGGATTGAATTATCCTATATACTTTGAAGGGAACGATGCTAATGTTAGAATCACGGCTAAATGGGGATATTCTGGCACTGTGCCACCGGAAATTAAGAGAATAGCTACTCAATATGTAATAGCTATAATGAGACAGGACGGAGTTGTAGATAATCTAGTTAGTAGTGAAAAAGTTGGGGATGCAAGTGTTAGCTATGCTTTAGGGCAGAGCTTTTATGATATTGGTAATTTAGCTATGCAGTTGAATAAATATAAAGACCACGGAGATATAACAATATGAGCTTCTCAAGATTTTTAACTAGTTTTGGAACTATCAGGAGATTAAAACAGACTACAACCAGCGGGAGAGCCACAGAAGGTTGGGATACAGTCGCAGATAGAAATGTCAAGGCTTGTGTGCAACCAGTAGCAGAAGAATTAATCTCAGTTGGAGAAGGAGATTTTTATAATACATTTACAATATACTTTGAGCCTAATACTGATGTTCAAGTTGGAGATAAATATTATATTGAAGATGTAGAGTTTATAATAAAAGGTATAAAAGCAAGAAATTATGGTACTAGGATAAAATTGATTGAAACTAGTGCTATAAAAAAATAGTATGGCAAACAAGAAATTCAAAATAGATTTTATAGATGTAAGACAATTTGAAAAGAAATTAAGAAATGAAACTAAAGATACCCAAAATAATCTAAACATAGGATTATTGAAGGCTATAACATTGATTCACAGAGAGGCAATAAACAACACTAGAGCCGGAGTAAAGTATTCGGACGGAGTTTATGAGGTTGGTAATTTAAGGAGGGCTTTATCTTTTGATATCATATCTCCTATAGCCGGACAAGTATTTATCTCAAAAGGACTA